ATAGATTAAAGTATATCAAGGAATATTATAATGCGGCTAGCGATGGTCTTTTTACTCTTGCTACTCCAGTGCTTGCTGGCTTGGGCACTCCTACAAAACAATTTAGTAGTTGCGTGCTTATCCGTAGCGATGACGATTTGGATAGCATCTTTGCTAGTGGAGAAATGATGGCCAAGTATGCTAGCAAACGTGCTGGCATTGGTTTAGAAATTGGACGACTACGTCCATTGGGTAGTCCTATACGAGGCGGGGAAATTATGCACACAGGCATGATCCCCTTCCTTAAGAAATGGTTTGGTGACTTGAGAAGTTGCTCACAAGGTGGAATTAGAAATGCGTCAGCTACTGTGTTTTATCCAATATGGCATCACCAGTTTGATGATCTTATTGTGCTTAAAAATAATCAGGGCACTGAGGAAACTCGTGTGCGTCATATGGACTATGGTGTCGTATTGTCGGCGTTCTTCTGGAGACGCTTCAAAAACAAAGAAAACATAACATTCTTTGATCCTAATGAAGTACCTGACCTATACGAAGCGTTCTACAGCAATACAGAACTATTTGAAGAGTTATATGTTAAGTATGAAAAGAAAGCTGGTCTACGTAAAAAAGTAATGTCAGCGGAAGAAGTATTTAAAGGTGGCATATTAAAAGAACGTACTGACACTGGTCGTATCTATCTAGTGTTTATCGACAACGTTATGAATCAAGGTCCATTTGATCCTGAGTATCATACAATTTATCAGAGTAACCTTTGCTGTGAAATTTTACTTCCTACTAAGTCTTTTAAACGTTTGGATGACGTTGATGGACGTATTGCTCTTTGCACCCTTGGATCGATCAACTGGGGGGCTTTCCGTAATCCTGAAGATATGCGCCGTGCTTGCCGCATCCTTCAACGTAGTTTATGCAATATACTTGACTATCAGGATTTCTTAAGTATTCAAAGTAAATTGTCTAACGATGAAATACAACCTTTAGGTATTGGTATTACTAACCTTGCTTATTGGCACGCAAAACGTAGTTTCAAATACGGCGATAAGGATGCCCTACAAGAAGTTAAAAGTTGGATGGAGCATCAGGCATTTTATCTAACAGAAGCCACAGTAGAACTAGCAAAAGAACGTGGCGCATGTAAAGATTCAGCAAAAACACGTTACGGACAAGGTACGTTTCCTTGGGAATTACGTGCTAAAGGTGTTAATGAACTTGCTGACTTTACTCCAGAATTGGATTGGGAAACTCTACGCACTGATATGAAACAACATGGTGTACGTAATGCCACTTTAATGGCAGTGGCGCCAGTTGAAAGTTCTAGTGTTGTTATTAACTCAACTAATGGTATTGAAATGCCAATGAGTTTGATCTCAGTTAAAGAATCAAAAGCAGGATCATTTATTCAAGTTGTTCCAGAATATCACAAATTAAAAAACAAATATCAATTGATGTGGGAACAAACTGACTGTGATGCTTACTTAAAAACGGCGGCGGTAATTGCAGCCTATGTTGATCAAAGTATAAGTACTAACACTTTTTACAATCCAGCACATTGGGCAGATCGTAAAGTACCAACAACACTAATTGCTAAGAACTTGATGCAGGCACATGCTTGGGGTATTAAAACATTCTATTATAGCCTAATTAACAAACAAGGCGCCAAGGCAGATGTAGAAGCAACACCAATACAAACACAAACCGTTGAAGAATATATTGAAGAGGACTGCGAAAGCTGTAAGTTATAATGTCAAAAGAACAATACAACCTAAGTACTAAAACAAATTATCTACAACGTAAGATGTTCCTTGATCCAGCAGGTCCTGTGACTATCCAACGCTTTGAAGAAGTTAAGTATAACAAAGTTGCTAACTTTGAAACCACAGCCCGTGGATTCTTTTGGCAACCTGAAGAAGTTAGCCTAACCAAAGATGCTAATGATTTTAAAGATGCATCAGATGCAGTTCGTCATATCTTTACCAGTAACTTATTACGTCAAACAGCCTTAGACAGCCTACAAGGCCGAGCACCTAACCAAGTATTTGGCCCTGTAGTGAGTATTCCGGAATTAGAAGCACTGATCAGTAATTGGAGTTTCTTTGAAACTAATATTCACAGTAAGAGCTATAGTCATATTATCCGCAATATTTACAATGTGCCTAAAGATGTATTCAATACTATTCATGACACTGCTGAGATTGTGGGCATGGCCAGTAACATCGGTGACTATTATGATGCGCTACATCAAATTAACTGTCGCAAAGAAATGGGAGAAGCCGTAGCAGAGCGTGATCACATCAAAGCTATTTGGTTAGCTTTACATGCTAGCTATGGCCTAGAAGCATTCCGCTTTATGGTATCATTTGCTACAAGTTTGGCCATGGTTGAGAACAAGATCTTTATTGGTAATGGTAACATTATCAGCTTGATCCTACAAGACGAACTGCTACACAAAGAGTGGACAGCGTTCTTAATTAATCAAGTAGTCAAAGAAGATCCACGTTTTACTGACATCAAAGCAGAATGTGAAGCAGAAGTATATGCCATGTACTTGAGCGTTATCAAGGAAGAAAAAGACTGGGCCGATTATCTGTTCCAAAAAGGTCCAGTTATTGGATTAAATGCTAATATTCTTAAAGATTTTGTTGACTATACAGCCGTGGATGCCTTAAAAGCTATCGGTATTAAATACCAAAGCCCAGCACCAAAGACTACTCCTATTCCTTGGTTTAACAAGCACAGCGATACCAGCAAGAAACAAACAGCCCTACAAGAATCAGAGTCAACTAACTACGTCATTGGTGTTATGGGCGACGCTATTGACTACGACGCATTACCAAGTTTATAAGAGAAAAACCATGTTAACAGTATATTCAAAAAATAATTGTCCGTTTTGCGATAAAGCAAAACACTACCTAAAGACTAATGGGTTCGAGTACGAAGAAATTAAAATCGATGAGAATCCAGAAGCACGTGAATGGTTGATCAATGAAGGTCACCGCACAGCTCCACAGATCTACAATAACGGCAAGTTGTTAGTAGAAGGTGGATATCAAGGATTGGCAAAATTAAACGCTGATCAAATTCAAGAACGCATAGGAGCAACAAATGCTTGAGAAACAAGGTTATAAAAAAGATCAAACAGTAACACTTAAGTTAGTTAATGGCGACGAATTGGTTGCCAAAATTGTAGAAGATAGTGCTACTGCCTTTACTGTAAGTAAACCATGTACAGTAATTCCAAGTGCTAAAGGCCTTGGTCTAGTGCAAAGTCTATTCACTAGTGACTTAAATAAGAGTATAAGCATTGACAAAACTCATGTTATGCTACATGCTCCAACTGTTAAAGATGTAGAAGATCACTACATTGAAACAACAACTGGTATTAAACCAGCTACAGCAGGCGGCATTATTACCTAGGAATAATTAATGGCAATATCAGATCTTGTAACGTCCAAATCAGCAAGTACCATAGTAAATAATCTAAAGGTTACTTTGGCTACCCCCGCCGCTGGTTTGACACCTAGCACGTTCACTGCTATGATTGGTATCAATCAAGGATCTGCTCTACAACTAGCGGCACCAGTACAAGATACACTATCGCAATTAGCTAACATTGCCTATAGCAACTCATCAGCTAATGTACAGGCCAACGCGGCTATTACCTCTCTAACTACCTTACAGTCTAGTCTAGGATTTAGTGGATCACCAAACCATGCTGCATTTGGTGATTTCTTAAATCAAGCTCATGGGCATATACAAGATGCTAAAGATCTACGTGCTAGTTCAGACTTTATGGCCAACCTTAACTACAGTGATTTGGGTGCCGGAGTTACTGACATGGGCAGTAGTGTAGATCGTGGCATGACCAATGTGCTTGGCAGTTTAGGATCAGCAGGATCAATAATAAGTTCTAGTGGTTCTATGTTCAATGGAGTTGATCTTAAGAACTTTGGCACACCCACCGGTCTAGTTCAATCTTTACAGAATAATAAATTATCTAATGCTACTGATGTAAATAAAATTTTAACTACTAACGGGGTTGATTTAGAAAATTTAAATGATACAGTATATCAAGATCAAATATCAAATTCTTTAAAAACTATCACTGATCCAACTACATTAAATGTAGTAGCTAATCAATTTGGAGTTACTCCACCTGGCGGATTACCTAGTTATAATGGTGATGATAGTAGTTTATATACTAATAATGCGTTTGCAGGTGCCGCATCGTCAGTGGGTTCTACTGTAGAAGGAACAGTAACACAAGGTTCTAGTACAGCTAGCACAGCATTTGGTTCTGGCCAGGTTCCTTCCGTAGTTGGCGCAGGTGGAATTCAAAATTTAGCTCAGTTATCAGATCCAACTAAACTAGCACCTACATCAGATATCTCAGGACTAACCAGTGGAGTAAGTGGCTTGACCACGCACCTAACTGACCTAGGAGCAAGCACTCTTAAAGATTCTAGTCAAGCTCCTGGTTTGTTCGGACAAATAAAATCAGTATCAACTCCGTTAGCTACAGCAACTTTCCCAAGTCTAGGCGGATTAATCAGTGACCATCAAAGTATAATTGATAACATGACAGGTACTGGTAGTGGACCTAAAGGCCTGCCTAATATGAGTGATTTTACGGAACATTTATCCGGTGGGCCTAGTATTATTAGTTTCCTTCAAAATGTTACTACTAACGCTACTGCGGCTATTTCAGCTTTGACTTCGTCGATAGCAAACGCAACATCGCTGTGGTCTACGGCAGGTGTTGATTTTACTAATCCTGTAAAAAATAACCTAGGTTCATCAATGAACTTTGCACAGAACCTACATAAGTTTGGAGCAGATACAGGGGGTAGCGGAATAGGTGATGTATTAAACAATCTAGCCAATCCCAATACTCCGTATGGCGAAGCAATTAAAGCCAGCTTAGCCGAAGGTCGCAACAAACAATTATTACAAGATAATGGTATAAAACCAATAGTCACTACACCTCCGGGTCCGGCTCCGGGTAAAGTCAATGTAGATTTTCCAATTACAATTTCTAGAAGATTTGATCGTCCACCCGGCAGTGTTACCGGTAGTTATATAACTGTAGAAGCAACAGCTACAGGTCCCAATGCCTGGGAACAAACATGGAAACTTATAAACGGTGAAACAACCAATTTGGCAGGTAACCCTCCATATTCGGTATTATTCAGCGGCAGCTACGCTACACTACTTCTATCAACGGCGAAACAGTCGGGAGATGCTACCTCAGCGGCTCCTCAAATTTATGAAGCATTACCGCAAATGAAAGCGGAATTAGACGCACAACTAAGTGGTAGCAGTCCTCAAGCAGTAGGTTAACTAGGAGATCTATCGTGGCAAAAACTACAGAAGAACTTATGGATATAGAAGTAGATCTAGATGAATACGATGTTCTTGATGATATACAACCAGAAGATTTTGTTTTTGTTATAAACTCAGAAGGTCAACTTAAAGGTATTAGTTTTCCAGAAACTCTAGAAGACGATGATGAAGTTAACCCTAACATAGAAGATATTATTAAATTCTTAGTTAAACTATCCTCTGAAAATATTCGTCCAGCAGACGCTACACTACACTAGATAGTTTAATCAGCGTTTCATCTACGTTATAATTAACGTGTAATATTCCAATACCACCTGCAGCATTCCATTCATAGATGTTGCTAGGACGATCGTCGATTAAAATATCACCAGGGCGACAGTGTTGTTGCTTGTCGTTGCTATAAGGACCAAACCATACAGGGATATTAGGCCAGCGTGCTTTGATCCATTCTGTTTTATCATGAAATGCCCAAGGCACATCATTTTGTCTAGGGATAGCAGTTAAAAACTTAACATCGTAGCCAAATTCTTCTGCTAGATCTTGAACAGTAGTTACTAAACGATCAGCACCGGGGCATGGTTCTAGTAGACTGTACAATCTAGGATTAGCGGCAATTTTATCCCAACCTTCTTGATCATACCTAACCCCACCAGGTGTTCTGAATCCCACTATAGGTTCTGCGTAAGCATCAAAGTCACTTACTACTCCATCCATGTCTAAAAATATTGTTGCCATTATGCCCACCTTAATAAAAATGCTGTTAGTTGTTCTTCCGTGTCTAGTGCCACAGTCATACCTTCTTGATGTAGTCTACCCCTGGGTAAATTCTCATCCATCCACAGATATATGGCCTTTTCATTCTTCATCCAATGGCTAATGTCGGCTATTACTATATAGTAATAGGGCATCTCGTGATCAAACGGTCCTGATGCTATAAACTTACGTCCAGCGGCGCCGTCTAATATACTCATGCCCACCTCAGAGCAAATGCTGTGGCATCTTTATCGTGCTCAAAGTAAAAATTATAATGGCCAAACCAATTAAACACATACCAAACATCCCCCAAACCGAGACCAATCATGCCTGGTTCTTGTCTACCTAGCCCAAGAGTATGCTCGCACCATTTGGTCATATTGTAAATGCTCCACATGTTATCACCAGAAACTTTAGGTATGCGAACCGCATGCCACCCTTGATCGAGTAACTGTCGTTCTACTTGTTGTCGCTCTACTGGCGCTGCTCTCATGAGTATTTCAACCTAAACAGTGTTTCGTCTGCGGGACGATCAAACACTATCTTATAGTCGATATATTGCCATTGGTAATCTATGTCTTTTTCCACGTGGTAGTCACCCGGCCACCGTGACTGTAACCTAGCAGTCATCCAAGTTTCATCATGTTCCGGGCCGCGATCACTGCGAACTAGATCATCTAAATACTGCCAAGGTGTCATTCAGCAAACCTTAATACCAATAATGTGAACAATTTGTCAGTGATGTTGATTTGACCTTCAAACTTCCACCAATCTGGATTAGCGACACCAAATTGATTGTGTTCAACTTCTAGCCATTCACGGACTTCGTCGTTAGCACCAATGCGATACATTTTACGCCCACGACGATCATGCCAAGTCTTGCGTATACGATACTTGTCTAACCAAATCTCATCTATAATTGATCGATCAATACTGCGCTGCATCAACTGTGCTTGATGTTGTAGCATCTGATCTGCTAAACTTAATTGTGATTTACCCACTTGCCTTCCCCTGGCTATGACCTGTCTCATGCGAATTGTAATGCTACCATTATAGCATCCTTTTCATCTTTAATTAAAAACTCATTCTTACTGTGTTTAAACTTAGCATCCACAGATTTGAGATAGTAGATCACAGTAACATCTTTGTGATCGGGACTGATCTTAACCAAATGCCAACCTTCTCTGGTGCGTATATCTCGTTCCATATACCAAGCCCATGGTTGTTCATCATAGTCAGTCCAGTCATTCTGCTCCATGGCAAAAATATAATCTTCCCACTCATAACTCCAAATGTCTTCTTCGTTTAATTGGTCTAGGGCAATATTCTTAGGTATTTTCATGGGTATTAATGTATTCGCCGTAGCGTAACAAGAACAAGGTCTGTAGTTGTTCGTCGTAAAAGTCTAGTCGAATGGTGGTAAATTGCCAACCATCTTGGTCATAGTCTCTATGCTCACGCACAGTGAATCCTAAAGTAGCTTTTGTTCGCCAGCTGATCAGCACGGTAGCACGACCGTAGTCTTCAATTATTTTCTCTTGAAGAAGTTGCCAACTACGAACTGATAAGGTAAGAGTGTGTTTCATTATACCTCTAGGTATTTTAGTTGAAAGTAACCAGCACGATTCTCATGTCCTACGTAGCCACGTGGGTTACATACCACACGTGTTTCACCTAGAACATAATCAAATTCTTCATGAGTATGACCATGACACCAAAGTTTAATCTGTGGACGATAACTAATAAAATCATCTAGGTCGCTACGGAAGCCACCATTCATAATGGTATCTGCCCGGTATTTGTCATGGACACTCTGCTCACTTGGACAGTGATGTGTAACAACCACAAACTTTTCTTCGGCACGTTCGGCAACCACATGGCTAATATAATCCAAGGCCTTATCATGATCTTCTACAGCGTCTTTAGGACTAAACTTGCTTGGATAGTCTTTATACTTGTGTGAAGTAACTGTTTGAACCTTAGTTTCGTCATCATAATGATATAACGGAACTTTGCGT